CCTGCATGGTGATGAAAGTAGCCATTCTCGCACCATACCAAATCCCTTCAAGGGTGCAAGGGGGGATATGAATTCTTTGGAAAAAATCTCAAAATCGTCTCATCATGCTACGCATGATAGTCCTCTGTGACCTGTGTTTGGTCACGCTTGCATACCCCGTCACAGGACAGTGATTTGTGAATTTGGGTTCCCATGGCAGACAATCGCTAGCGATTTCAACACCCCCCTACCCTTTTCTATACATTACTTCAAGGAACCCCCCAGACCCTCAAAATTTTTTTGGGTAAAAAAAGCTCTATTAGTCTTTTTTGATAATATTGACTTTTATATTCTTTCGTGATATAATATTCACAATGTTTAATATTAATATTCCACCGATTGAGTGTATGGTCCGTGGAGAATATCTGAGAAATATGGAAGATTCTTTTGATAAGAAGTTTCCATGTCTTGTCTTTGGAATGTCAAGTATTCCTTCTAGGACACCCTTGTTTCATTTTCTGATGGAGGATGGTGGTATATGGTGGAGAATGCCTATATCGGCTTTCTGTTGGAAGAATGATGCAACTGCACAGGAATTGGATGAGTTGGTTCTCTGGGATTCTTTTTCTTATTATTGTGGTGTTGCTGTTTTTGATGTTTTGAAGAATAAAAAAATCTCTTTTATTTCCCGTAGGGGAAAGAAGTATGTCGGAGATTATATGTTTACTCTGGATTGGGCTTCTGGACCTTCAAATCATCTTGATACTGGCTTTTCGGAAGCGGCTGGACAGCATAAATGTGGGCATGTGATAAGAATGGATAATGGCAATTATGGAATTCAGCCGAATAATAGAATTCTGGTATGCGATCCTTCGTTTACTGTGAAGAAGAATCTGGTAATTGAAAGAAAAATAAATTCAAGAATATGGACGACTGAGCAGTCTCCGAAATGGGTGACCGAGGATACTGACAATTATTATTATGGTATGAATGAGATGTGATAAAACCCCCAGTTAAGGGGGTTTTATCATAAAATAATTTATAAATTATTTTTAATTATCCTCGACCTAATCTCATTGCTCGCATTTGGTTGGCTGCCAATCCAGATAAATTTGCACCAAATTGCTGCATGGTTTTAGATGTATCACCAACTTTTAATTCTGGATTTCCTATATCTGATACACCAGCTGCTCTATTTGTTGACGAAAATTGTCTTGGAACTGATGCTCCTAGAGCAGCTACCATACCCTCTGCTCTTTCTCGTCTCGCTTTCAAGTATGCTTGTTCACCACCAATACCAACTCTTGGTGGTATATTTACTGGTCTGGACATTATGTTTCCAATTCTTTCAAGTCCTCTCCGTGCAATACCCTGAGTTTGCTGTTGTGGATTTACATAATTTCTTCCCGAAACCATACTTGATAATTGACCATATGTTGTTTCTGACAAAGAATTTCTGAGATGTTCTTTATAGATTTCTTTTAGATTTTTCATATATTATATTTATAAATAATTAAATATGAAATCTTTTAAACAATACATTATTGAAGAAGATGAAGAGAAGCCCAGTAGAATGGGCCACTTGATTAAAATTGGAACCAAGATGCAAGATGCAGATTTTTGGATCACTCGCAGAGGTTCGATTGACAAAATTGGGCATCCATCGAAAGAATATAATCCAGAACACTTTGGTGTGAAAGTGACAAGAACAGATGTTCTAGATCCTCGCTATGCTTATTACATGTTTCAACATTTGGCAACCTCTGGTCATTTTCGTCAATTCGCCAAAGGTGCTACAAATTTGGTGAATATAAAAGCAAATCATATTACGGATATACCAATCAAATGAAATCTTTTAAGAAATATATTTTTGAAAATTCTAAACCGAATTATAGTGGTGTTGTACTGACACCAAAAAGTAGAGAATTGTTACTCTCCCATCCAGAAATATCATCAAGATTATCAAAGCAGGGTCTTGAGAAAATTGGTCATCATATGACAATCAAAATGGGTGGTTTAGCAGGCACTGAGCATAAAACAGGAACTGCTGCCACTCTAACAGCCACACACATTGGTCATCTCGGTGATTCTGACAATCCTTCAGTCGTTGCGGTGAGAGTATCAGGGCATCCATCTGAAAATAAAACACCACACATTACTCTTGGTGTGAATCGTGAACTTGGTGGAAAACCATTCCATTCAAACAAAATAGAAAATTGGCAAGCTTTATCAGAACCAATTGAGTTGTCTGGAGAAGTTCAGGAGATTTTTAAATGAAATCATTTAAAGAACATTTAAATAAACAATTGATAAATGAAATTGGAGATACTCCAATGGGTCGGCAAATGCTGGCAAGGTATGCTGGTAAAGCGCAAAAGTTCATAGATCAGGCGGCATCAAGAGCCTTTAAAATGTATGACAGAGCACAGATCATGCAAGATGCTAAAAGAAAAGAGGGATTGCTAAATATAGGTGCTGGTGAGATTAGAAGTAATAGGTATGGGAATAGAGTGCGTGGATTGTTTGCAGCAAAAAAAATTCTAAAAGGCGCACCTCCAGAAGAGGTTCCAGAATTAAATAAATTGTACAGACAAGAAAGAGGAGAATGAAATCATTTAAGCAATACATCTCCGAGGATATAATTGGTGGATATGATCCAAATTATATCTACAGAGAAAATTTAGGTCCAAAAAAAATAAAATCTTTAGACCAGTTGGTTAAGAAGATTGGTGTAAACTATGATCTTGATAATTTGAACAGCACCCGTGTTGATTTAAATGATCAATATCATATTCGTTATGTGAAATACAAGTCGAAGGGTGATGACAGAACACCACCTAGAGATTTATTGGCGGTTCATGTTTTCTCCAGTGCCCCAGGGCATGAAAGAACTGCTCTGGCAGAATATAAACTGTCCCACGATCCAAATAATGTTGTGAAGACTTCCGATGGTAGAGAGATAAAAATGTTTAGTGGAAGTCCTGAGAAAGTAAGAAGAGATACCAAGCGTGGAGTTTTTTCTTTACCAAAAAATATATTACACACCATAGCAAACTCAACTGGATATGGAATCATGAGCGGATTCAGTCAAACAAAGGGTGGAACAGAACTTTGGAGAAAGGCCGTGAGACATGGACATGAGTCTGGACATCATGTGAGTAGAATGTATCAATTTAGCAAAAGAAATCCAGAAACCAGAAAAATTTCCAGTGAATGGAAAGTTGTTGGAAAATCGACACCAAGAACATTCCAAGATGCATATACTGGTGATGTTTCTTTAAGAAAAACTGGAAATAAATCAAGAATTCCAAAAAGAGATTTCGATCTTCCACCAGAGAAAAATGTTTATGATACCGTTACTAGACTTTATACACACCTTGGAATTTTACCAAAATGAAATCTTTCAAACAGATCATATCAGAAGCAAGACCAACTGGTCAAAAAAGATATTCTAGAGATACTGAAAAACTAGAAAAACTTTTAGATAAATTGTATTCCTCTGGAGTCAGTCAGAAAAAAATAGACAGGGCAGAAATGCGCTTGGCTCGTAGAACAAATGACAATGAATACGATGTTGAGGATGAGTTGAGAAAACTTCCGTCGAATCTTGCACATGATGACCATTCACCACCAGCAGAATCAGTTGAAGAATTGATGAGAAATGCTGCTAGAAAAATGTATACTGATGGTCATTCACATGAAATGGTTGGACAAAGTATACGAGCAAGTATGGGAGATTTTTTACATTATCCAGTAGACATTCAACCAAATGTCACAAATAAAGAATTAGGTATGGAAGCTGAAAAAATGCTAGGTTCAAGAATAAATTTAATCAATAAAATAAAAGGGAAGAAAAATAAATGAATTTATTTGAATCTGGTGGTAAAAAAATTCTTGGAGTTAATGCTCTCCAAACCAACGACAGGGATGTTGTCAGAGCAATACGAAGATATCGCAATCATCTACATTTGGTAGCTGGAATGAAACATTGGAAAGTTCTAGATCAAAATAGAAATATTATTCAAATTTTTCCAATGGGTTCAATTGGACCAAAAGCTGCAATCGGCACTTTGACTAAAGTTAGAAATTATCTTGAAAGTATTGGTCAATACACAAGACAAAAAGGCGAGTCTGGGGGAGTTACTGACTACAGACAAAATCAACAAGTTGAAAAACAACCACAAAAGCAAACAGTAAGTCCATTAAAAAGAACCGAAGAAAAAATAAAAAAATATGTGGAGTTGGTTAGAAAACCAACGATGGGAGCTGCAAAAAGGGCAAGACTTTCAAAAGCAATAGATAGATTAAAAGAAAATATAAGAACAAATTTAATAAATAAAGAAAAGAAGACTCAATGAAAAACTTTAAAAATTTCATAACCGAAAATCAATTAATAAATGAAATTGGTGAAACATCTGCTGGATTAGAAAAACTTCAAAAATTAAATAAAAGGTTATACGATAGGGCAACTTTTTACAATAAAAGAATTGGTAAAATAAAAAATCAAATTTCTGATATTTCTTCTGAAGTTCCAATGGTTGCCTCAGTATCACCATCTGAAGCTTTGGGTATGGTAGAAAAAATGAAAAGACTTAGAGATATAATGTCTGGTGATGAGGAAAGTTTTGATAGAGCAGCATCTAGATTTAAAAGATTTGAAAAAAATATAAATTTAATGATCAAAAGAAGAAAAGAATCAACTTAATTTAAAAGAGAATTAAAATGAATGATAAAGTAAAAATGTATAAAAACATACTAACCAATAGAATTTTACAAAATGAAAGCAACATTGAAGATCTGGCAAGAGCAAATAGAAAGGCAACTGGCAAACCAGATACTGGTCCATCAAAAAGAGCAGCGGCACTTGCAAGATTAAAATCTGAAATAGAAGCAGCAAAAAATAAAGAAGAACAAAAAGATAAAAAATGAAATCTTTTTTAAATTTTATTCTTGAAGGTGAAGCAAAACTGAATAGGCTTTACATTGCTAAAGATTATGGTCGTAATCGTAGTAAAGAAGCTACTGCTAAATTATTGTCAAGAATAGATAAAGAAGAAAAAAAAGTATTAGCAAAGCAATTGCTGCGTGGTGCTAAATACGGCAGAATAAGAAAAATAAATCCAGAAATTTTTAAAAATGTTCAAAAATCTAATATAGATTTTTGGAAATTTGGTCCTAGAACCAGAGAGCAGGAATCTTGGGAAAAAAGAAAAGAAATCTCAAGGGGAATTCGGGCTGGACAAATACAAATTGAAATGGAAAGACTTTATCCGTCATTGGTAAGTGCAGAGCAAGAAGCCCATAGAATCAGCACATCAAATCCAAGATTTTCATACTCCAAGCAACCAAGGCTTAGAGTAATTAGAAGTATGTACAATAAATATTCTAAGGCTCTAATGAATCTTGGTATTGCAAAAAGAGAAGATCCACCAAGTATTGATCCACCAGAAGAGCAATTTTCATGAACAACATAAAAACTTTTTCTCAGTTTATAAAAGAACAAATGCAGAATCAACCATCTCCATTCTTTAATCCTGTTGGAATGGCTGGAAGATTGCCATCAAATACTCAACCACATAATAGAGCTGGTAGAGCTGGTAAAGATTTATATGGAAGACCAAAAAGTATTGGCCCTGGATATAACCTAATGGCTACTCGTCTTGGTCATACTGATTATACTAGTCCAGTTTCTGGAATGTGATATGAAAACTTTCAAAAGCTATCTTTTAGAATATTTATTAAAAAATACACAAGATGATTTTGATCCAGGTGCTTATACTGCCGATCAAATTTTAAAAGCTTATTCTAAACCTTTTGAATATAAAACAGAAAAACACAAATACACATTCAAAAATTTCGGTCATGCCATGTCTTCGTATGTTGGTGCTGATCATGTTAGAAAATATTTAACATTTGTTGATGAAAATTCAACCGACAGTCATGATCAGATCGACAGAGAACATTCTGATTTTGAAAAAGCACTACGAGAACATCATGATTCAATTATTGACAATTTAAGTAAAACTGATCCTATTGTTAATAAAACTATAAAAAAAATAAATGATTCTGGTATAAACTTTAAAAGTAATAATTTTAAAGGTTCAAAAGAAGACGCATCAAAGTTTATGATTAAAAAACTTGAGGCAAAGTATATGAAGAATCCAGAAACTTACGATGAAACTTTAATGCATTTTTCAAGAAAAGCAAGAGAAAATCATGAAAGTCATCCATTAAGTCACATATTTTCTGGAGTTGCAGATCCAGAATATGCTGCAATAAAGACAAAAATTTAATATTTTAGTGGAACTGGCTGATTCAGAAGAAACATCTTTGCCTCTTCTGGTGTTCTGTTGCCCTTTTTTCGATTACATCTTAAGCAACAAGATGTGACATTCTTCCATTCATGCTTACCACCCCTAGATCTTGGAATTATATGATCTATCGTGCAATTTTCCTTTGTCAATTCACAGCCACAGTATTGGCACATGTAATCGTCTCTTCTTAGAATATTTTTTCTAGAAGGACTAAATTCTTTATATGGAATATAAACATATTTCTTTAATACAATATGTTTTGGCAATTTGAATATTCCACTGGTAGTTTGGATATCGATAAATTCTTCTTCGGTGCATGGACTCACTTTACCATTGAGTACCAAACACACCGCTTTTTTCCAATCAATTTCGAATATCTTCTCGTAAGATACATTATAAAGATTAACTACTAAATTCATAATAATATTTAGGCTTGACAACCACACAAAGATTATATGTATTTTTTCAAAGTTGTCAAGGCTTTTATATTATTTTTATAAATATAATTATGGGCATAATAGAAAATACAAATAAAAAATTCAATGAAAATGAAAAATATTATTTTGCCTCTTATATAAATTCTGAAGGATATGTTTTTGAATTGTTATTAACTGAAAAAGAATTTGACAAAGCAGTCAAAAGGGCTGAAAAGAATCCAGAAGATATTCCGAACGAATATATAGTACTACAAGGATATAAAGGAAAAAAGGTAGAAAAATGAAAAATTTCAAAGAACTATTTGAAGAAATAATGTCCAAAAGCGGAAGGGAAGTTTCCGATACCGAAAGAACTAGAGATAGAACAAGAAGATCTATTGGAATCAGGGTCACTAAAGGCTCCCGTGGAAATGTTCAGGATCTCTTAAAAAGTGGTAGAAAGAAATCAATAAAGGGTAAGTCAGTACATAAGCGTAAGAAGAATGTATTCAAGAAAAGATAATCAAAATATAGTTCAAGAACTTTCCAAAGGTATCTGTAAGGTAGTATTCAAGAAAAGAACCAATGGAAGGTTTAGAAGTATATTTGGAACTTTAGATAAAAGATTAATACCTGGTAAATATCAAAAAACTTTACAAGTTATATTTGAAAATTATCAAAATTTAGATATAATACCAATATACGACATAAAAGAAAAAGCTTGGAAAAGTTTTTATCTAGTCAACCTTTTAAACTTTATACCAGAAGAAAAATTTAAAGCAAACAGTAGAAAAAAAGAAATTGAAGATGAAAGTGAGTGATTATGCCAAATTCAAAACAAATTATTGTTAAAAGAAAACACAAGAAAAGAAAACTTAGAATTAAGAAGAGAAACCAAGAACAAATTTTAAAGAATGCAAAAAAGAAAACAATAGAAAAACTCAGCAGGGAAGGCAGATTACCTAAAATCGCACTTGGAAGACTTTAAAGTCTTCCTTTTTTTATAAATATTTCTATGTTACATTTTAAAGAATATATTTTAGAGCAAAGAAAAAATCTAATAGCTTTATCGCCAGGGGCTTTGAGGGCTGGTGTTAAATCTGCTGTAACTGGAAAAGATCCAAGACTAGAAAGACTTATATACAGTAGAGCTAGTAAAAGTAATCCAAAGGGTTGGATTAGACTTATAACGAAAAAACCATCTGGTGAAGTTGAAAACCTAGGTGATACCCCTAGAGTTAAATCGGAACAGCCGAGAGCAGAGAAAACGATTGCATCAACTGAAAGATTGACACCAGAACAAGAAATTTTACAAACTCCAGGGTTCCAAGTAGTAGAACCATCAGCAGAACAATTGGCTAAAGATGAGGAGAGGGGAATAGTAGATTTAAATAAAATTGTAGATAGAAGAAAATTTAATTATCTACTTCATAAACAAGGTATAGATCCCTATTTTGCACGATTAAGAGTTAGAATAGCAAAGCAAAGATTGGGTAAAAAATGAAAAACTTTAAAGTGTTGCTAGAAACTATAGTTAAGAGAAATGGAAGTTTTTTATTGATGAGTAAAAAGGGAAAAGTTTTAGGAAAGCATGAATCAGAAGCAAAGGCTAGAAAACAAGAAGCCGCCATCAAGATAAGTACTGGTGAGTGGAAGTAAGATTGATTTGACTGTTCGTTCACTTTTTGGTATACTAGTTGCCTATGAACATCTTTGTAGTTGATTCAGACCCAGAAATTGCAGCAACCAATCTATGCGATAAGCATGTTGTTAAAATGATTGTGGAAGGTTGTCAGATGCTCTCCACGATCCATAGAATGGGAGCTAGTCATATTGTGTTTGCTGGTCAAGTTGATTTGTACAAGATGGCGTTCGAAAACCATCCTTGTACAATTTGGGCAAGAGAGACAACTGCAAATTACATGTGGTTGGCTAGACACACACTTGAACTGTGTATGCAGTATGAATTGCGTTATAAGAAAATTCACAAGTGTTACGATATGGCATTTTGGTTTACTATACATCTTCCTGCCCGTGTTCCTTACGGAAAGTTGACTCCATTTGCTCAGGCTATGCCAGACATCTATAAGAATGAGAATGCAGTGGTGGCATATAGAAACTATTATATTTTCGAAAAGTCTAGATTTGCCAAGTGGAAGTTCACGGATTGTCCAAATTGGTATACGGAAGGGATCAAGAATGTGCGTGTGCCAGTACTGCAATCGTGAATTTCAAAAGAAACATAAAAGAGGTTGCACAGTATGTCAATCGTGTGATACCACAAGACGAAGATGGAAATCAAGAATAGAATTGATCGAAATGCTTGGTGGTAAATGTACTAAATGTGGATTCAGTGAAAATCCAGCATCAATACAGTTTCATCATGTAGATCCATCAACAAAGAAATATTCTTTATTTTCTAAAAACTTACTGAGAAAAGATCGATATGAAGAAGCACAGAAGTGTATACTACTTTGCGCGAATTGCCACCTTCAAGAACATACGAATAAAGAACTATTGAAGAAGTTTGGCTTGATGCCTTGACAGTAAAAAAAAATCGGATATAATGTGCGTATCAAGCTTCGGTGGCAGACTAGCAATGCAGCACCCTTTTAAGGTGAAGAATGTGGGGGCAGTACCCACCCGAAGCACTCAATTGTTGTTCAGGTATTATAAGGTCTAATCGTTTGTTGGTGAAAGTGACTCGACTCACCAATCAAAAACTTGAGAGTTATAGAAAGCGTGTATATATGACAAATACTAATTCGAAGAAGCGTCGTGTTCTAAATTATCTTTCAAATGGTCGCGGTATCACCGCAGCCGAGGCTCGTAGTCGTTTTGGCGTGAAGAATCTTCGCGCTATGATGAGCGACATTCGTGAGACTGTTGAGCGTTATGGCAACTTTGAGGTTGCTACCGAGGAAACTCGTAATGGAAATTATCGTTATTACATTCGTAATACGAACACTCGTTCGCGTTCGCGCAACCTGAACGAGATGCTTGATCTTGTTGATGCGTGATCGGAGATTGGGTGATTAAGTTCACCCAATCTTATTTTATGGTTCTGTCTGATATTATCAATTTTGCATATCCACTTTGCCTTGAAATTCCTAGGCAAAAGAAGCATGTTTCTTTGATCTTTTCTAAGAATAGATTGATTTCTATTGGAAGAAATTATTTTAAGACTCATCCGAAGGCGCAGAAGCTTGGATATCTATATAATGAGATGCATTCTGAATTGGATGCTTATCGTAAGATTCCAAGATGCCATCGTCACAAGAAGTTGACTCTTGTGAACATCAGAATGAATGCTGATGGACAACTTAGAATGTCTAGACCATGTGAAGTTTGCACTGAATGGTGTGTTGAAATTTTTGATAAGATCTATTATACTGATAATGAAGGATTGAAGAGACTATGAGTCAATATCGTCTACACATTGATATTCCTATGCCTTTCTCTGAGCAAGATGCATTGAAGAATGCTGAACTTATCGTGTCATATCTAAACAATATGACTCTCATTGAAAAGGTTAATATTTCTGAAATTAATTACCGTCTAGGTCATGACGATGACCGCCAGAAGAGTAATTACTTCATGAAGAATGAGAACGGTCATGTGAACAATAAAAAGTGCAAGATCTCCTTGACAGACAATAATAACATGGTATAATGTGCACAACGCGCCGTGGGAGGTCTTGGTTACCTCAGCCCGACTTATAATCGGGTAAGACTAGGTTCGAATCCTAGACGGCGTATTTTAATATATGACTTTAGAAGAAATTATTGAATCTAAAAAATTCATAATCAATACTAAATCTGAATTTGATGATGATCGTCTTTACTATGAAGACGAAGAAAAAAATATATTGTATATTTTTGGTCCATCAGCCTTTATAAGAAAAGGATATTCTGATTCAGAACAAGAAAATCTTTTTATAGTAGAATTTGAAGGTGGTCCTAAAATATTTGTAGGACAGGAAGTATTAAAAAATAAATTTGCTAAGAATATAATTGTCCATAATATTAATGATATACCATTAGTTGAGATTTTTTACGAAATACAAGATAAATAGTAGTGGGAGTATGGGTTTAATACTATTATTGATTTCAGATCCACCGAGCGTAGATTACGCTATAATGCGAAAAAATATTTCACACTTAGGATCGTCATAGAATAGAAATCAATATAAATATTAGAAAGTTCAACTCTTTCTACTCCTATTATGGATAATAAAAAATTATATTTTACAAAAATTGAAGTTGATGGTAGATGTATTGATTTATTGTTTACAGAAAAAGAAATCGTGAAAGCATCAAAAAGAATATTTGATGAAGAAAATTTAAAGTTTATTCCAGAAAATAATACAACTTGTTGGCCCCTAGAGCATCCGCCAAAATGCTCATTTTGGGATAAAATAATTGGCAATTGTAAGTGAGAAAATAAAAAAATGAGTGAAATTAATATTTTGCGTTTGAATTCGGGTGAAGAGATTATTTGTTCGTTTGAAACTGTAGAAAATTCAGATGGAGTTTTCTATAAGATTAAGAATCCTGCTATTCTTATTCCTGGACCAGAGGGAAAGCTAATGTTTGCTCGTTGGCTACCATATGCTGACATCAAGGAAGGTTTGCTGATTTCAAAGAATAATTTTGTTTTTGTTTGCACTCCAATGGATGATCTGAAGAATCATTATCTTTCTGTCGTTGTGAATAATCTCTTTATTCCACAGAATAAGATCGAAACTCCAGATCTCAAGTTAGCACTTGACTGAGATATGGAGACATGCTATAATAGCGTGTCATATCCCTGTAGCTCAGTTGGATAGAGCACTTGCCTTCTAAGCAAGTGGTCAGAGGTTCGAATCCTCTCAGGGATGTTTTTAAGGAGAACTATGAATAATTTTAAGTACATGTTTATTACTGTTGGCTTTTCAGCCTTTGTTTTTTCCGCAATTTGTGATGCATCTGGAGTAGAAACATTCCCTCAGAAGTTTGCATTCTACACTGCCATCTCATGCCTTTTTAGTGCCCTATTCTTCGATGAATGGAATAAGAAGGATCAAAAGGTAAATGAATATTTACTAGATGACCGATTCCGAGATGTATATGATAGTATTGATCGTACCGAGCGTAGAATTGATGAGAATTACGACGATCTAGATTCTAAAATTTATTCAAGGATCAATGATGTAACTCTTTCACTTGATCAAGTTGAAAGAAACCTACATGAACGAATCGAAGATGTGGCAAATCCACGAAAGAACAATAAGTAAAAAAAAGGCTGGAGAAATCCAGCCTTTTTTGTTTTTCTAAATAATAATGATGTATGAATTAAGTTTCAACTACGACTTCAAAGTTTTTGGTGGAAAACCTAAAATTGATATTGGAAAAATCGATGATGTAAAAATAGGATATTATCAAGTAGAAAATGATAATGTCCTATTATGCGTTATTTGTACAGATTTAGTTATTGCTGAAAAACTAAAACACTATTTTGCGATAAGATACGAATTATTCCCAACTAAGGAAAGAAATCTTATCTAAAGAAATTAGTCTTAGAGATAACTTGCGTTAATATTTCGTTTGTGCTTCTACTAATTTCAGTCAACTGCTCAACTGCTGTTGTTCTCTGGACAACAGCAGTTTCTTCTTCACAGAAATCACCTTGGACAAACGATGAAATTGCTTTTGTTTTAGAGTTATTTCTCAAAGCACATTGATATTGTGTGTTTGAGTCAAAACATTGAGAGACTCCATTGACTAGAACATTACATCTACCTATTTTTTCATTGTCGTAATTTGCTTTTTGAATTCTATCGGGATTGTGAAGGTAAAGTGAAACATCTGTTATCGATGTTACTCTATCTTCGGCAGTTAACGATCCCTTTATGATTAATATTTCTTTTCCTTCTTCATCTTTAAACAAATCATAAATTTCGTACTTATTATTTGATTTGTTTATCTTTATATAATCTCCAGGAACAGCACCCAAATAGTTGAAAGAATTTTTAGAATTTTCTCCAAGATAATTAACGATACTGAATAATTTAGTATCCCCCTGAGACGCTGAGACTGAAAATACTAAATCTGGTGTTGTCTTGAAGAAGCTTTTATCGTATCTGTTTAGATCTGTGTCGATGGAATCCACAGATGAGACATTTGCAAATAATATATTATTTTTAAATGAATCAAATGTATATGTTCCATTTAGGTTTATCTTTTTGTTTGTTAAATCTGGATTCAACCATTCAGCGTTTTTGAGTTCAAATGTATTTCCAGTTAAATTCAAAGCAAAGAAATCTTTGACTAAAACATCTTCTATTACATTTTTAAAATCTGAAAAATCGACCATAACCTTTGATTGATTGTCGTAAAAATAAAAATTAGGAGTTGATATTATTCCTCTCTTGAGAGTGGAATTTTCCAACCTAACTCCTTCTATTTTTAGACCATAAAAAGAACCAGTTCGGACAAGTGCAGTTTCCTTCTCTTGCCCGAGCGGTAAATTTTTATTTCGGGTATATGATGATTTGGAAATCATATTACGATGTTATGAAATGTACATTTTGTGTACCTGATGCTGCGAGAACATATATTTTATTGATGTTGTCTATTTCTAGGAATATAGATTCTCCTGGTTCTAGTGGATATCCATTTATAGTGCTAGATGATAAATTGCTAGTTCCAATGTAAACTGTTTCGGTGTTTGTAACTGGAGACTTGATATGAATACCTGTCTTGATTGCAAAATTTCCAGTATATAGAAGTGATGCTGTAGATGTAGCCGCTTTGACACCACTCAACATTTTAGTTGGTTTTAAGATTTCGGAAATCTTAGCATTTACACCAACACCAGACAATTTTTCATTTATTGTTGTTATTATTGATGTGTTTGTTTTAATACTTGCTAGATTTGAAACTATTGGTTTAGATGTTGATTCTAGAGAAGTAATAATATCAGCATCATCGATTACTACAGTTCCAGTAACTCCAACTGGCAATGATGATGTGGCTGTTACTTCTATAGCACCAGAACCAATCATACCCTTTACGATGATTGGGTAATCGCTCGTTACACCGCTTCCAATGACCTTTAGAGGCAATCCGTTTCCGTTAGTGACTCCGACTACTGGATTGATGGTGACCGTTGCGCTAATTCCTGCGCCGATTACATTGACATTGAGAGCGTCCCCAGAGTAGCCTAAAGTTGTTCCATCGGAGGCAAACAATCTAATCGGTGGTTTTTGGGAACCATCATGTCCATAAACTCTAACGCTATCTGTTGCGGAAGATAAACCAAATCCACCACAGATTCCAACATATCCAGTTACAGTTACCGAATCAGTTCCACTCTTTAGATGTCTTCCACCAGTGACTCCAACAGCATATCCACCACTAACTCCTTGTATCGTTGTTGTGTCTAGTATCTTGACATTTCCAGTAACACCTAGTAAAATACCGTTTGTAGCACCTTGAACATAGCCAGTTACTGGTATAGCCTTATAATTTGTTGGTATCGTTCCAGATGGACCACCAACTACTAGGAAACCATTTGTAGTGTTTGATACATTTACAGAACCAGTGATTGGTCCGAATGTTACCCCCAAATAATTAGAAGTTACACCCAAAATTTGTACAGGAAGTGGATATGTTTCAGATACTCTTTTACCTTCTCCCGAACTACCCCAAGCAATTTTATAAAGAGGTAAATGTGCGAGTGAGAGTCCTTCTCCACTGGTTGCATATTCAGTTGCAAGTACTGCTGTGGAATTGTAGGTTGTAATAATAATATTATTATTCGTATCTGCTGTTGACATATCTAATCCTTATAAAATATATATAAACTATACAAATGATTTTTCATATAACTAAAGAAGAGTTCTCCAAAAGCGTTGAGGAGTATGTTAAAAATAAAAATTACTGCTATATAGATGCTGTAGACCAGGTATTAACAGACCACTCTATGGACCACTCTATTGTAAAAAAGCTTCTGACAAGACCCATAATTGAAAAATTGGAAGAAGAATTTACTGATAAAAATTTTATCAGGGGAAAAAAGAACAAACTACCTTTCTCTTGACAAACCTATATATTTATAGTATAATTACGGAGCGGGGAGTTCCCGCTGTTTCAGGCTGAAGTAGTTCTTCAGGAAGGAAAAAATATGGAATTTAATGATTTTATCAACAACTCAAAAAACAGTATTCAAAATCTAATTAAGAAGCTAGACGAATCATCCAAGAAAGATTACAAGGATGATCGGTTCTGGCGACCAGAACAGGACAAGATGGGTAATGGTTTTGCCATTATTCGTTTCCTCCCAAATGCGAAGGGTCAAAACGATTCTTATGTTAAGTTATTTTCCCATGCATTTCAAGGTCCAGGTGGCTGGTATATCGAAAATTCACTAACAACAATTGGTGAAAAAGATCCAGTAAGTGAACTAAATACACAACTTTGGAATACTGGTTCTGAAGAAGATAAGAATATTGCTCGTTTGCGTAAGCGTAAGGCAAATTACATCTCAAATATTCTTGTAATCAAGGATGAGGCAAATCCACAGAATGAAGGAAAGGTATTCCTTTTCAAGTATGGTCAAAAGATTTTTGACAAGATTCAGGAAAAGGCAAAGCCAGAATTCAAGGATGAAGATCCATTCGATCCATTTAATTTTATCACTGGTGCTAACTTTAAGTTGAAGATTCGTAAGGTCGGTGGTTATACAAACTACGACAAGTCGGAATTCGACTCTCAGTCAGTGCTACTCAATGGTGATAAGGCAAAGATGAAGGATGTATACGATTCTCTTTATAATCTTTCGGAATTCATCGATTTGAAGAATTTCAAGTCATACGATGAACTCAAGAAGCGTCTACAGGATGTTCTTGGTGGAGATATCCGAGGTGTAGCCTCAGATACTGCCAAGACTGCTGAAGATTATTCGGAGTCTGATTTTTCTGAAAAGAAATCAAATTTGAAGGAAAAGGCATCAAAGAATGAACCAGAAGAGGAAATTGATGCACTGGAATACTTTGAGCAGTTTAAGAACGCTTAAGTTAAATAGTTAAATTAACCGTGGGATGCCCTCCATTTGGGGGGCATTCTGCTTTTTTCAACCTTTCTATAGTACAAAGGTTGTCTTCTATTTTGTGTAATGTCGTGCTGTGGCAAATTAATAAAATTAAACATGTTTCTTAATTTGTTTATATCTTCTTTTTGGTTTTGTTTATTTTTTTGCTCGACCTCTTTGGCTTTTTCTTGTTCGGACTTTTTTTCTTGTTCGTTATTTTTTTCTGATGTTTTCGAGTGCTCATCGTATGATTTTGTCTGTGGTTCTGGAGCTTTTATATCTTTATACTTGTCATTTTTGTTGAACTTTCCTTCAACGATATTTGATTGTTTTGCTGGAACTACAGTTTCTCCTGCGTGAATTTTTCCTATGATGCTTTCCTCTAATGGGGTAGTTGTACCACCCATGAATGCTGGAAGAACAAACACTGGTTTTCTTTTAATAAAAATTGGTTTACTTTCAAGTAAATTTTCATCACTTTCAACATTACCAATTGGTGATTTGTTTGTTTTTACAACATTATAAGAACGATCTAGTTCGCTGCTTGCTTTGTTAGATCTCTTAGTTGAATTAATTTTTGTATTTGTTTTCAACTTAATATTTTTATCAGTTCTTATATTTGTTTGAGATTTTAAACTATTCCGAGATTGTATCTCTGGTAGTTTATTTGATAAGATATATTTTTTAATATTGATAAGTTGCTCTTTGGTTGGAGCAACTATATCATTTAAATCTATTTCTTCCGATAAATTTCCTATATTATTTTCATCTACAAATTTTAGATCTTTTGGTTTTTCAATATATTTCAACTCAATGTGATTTGTTTTATCAAGATTTTTTTGTTTATTTGTTTGTCTATAAACAGTATTTGATTTTTTATCAGATATTATAAAATCTTTATATTGTGTTTCCAAACTATTATTTTTATTTAAATTTACACTATTAACCTTTGATTTAAAATCTATTGGTTTTAGAGATACTATATTTGTTGATATTTTATTATTTTTATTTGAAATTATATAATTTTTATAATTACCACTTAAATTATTTTCTTCTAAATTTACAGTTTTTGTATTTTCAAGTTTATTAGATTTAAGCAATTTTTTATAATTTATATTATTTTTTGAAGATTCTAAATTATTTTGAACATTATTTTGTGGTAAATTTGGTTTGCTATTTGAAGAATATTCATAGTAAGATAAAGGTTTGAAATCTATCTTATTTTTCTTGATTATATTATTTGATAATTTAAATTTATTTTTTCTAGTTTTGATAATACTTGGGGATTTATCAAAAACTTTGTTTATGTTTAAGTTATCAATTTCTGGATAAGACGGCTGGATAAGATTTATCTTTAATTTTTTAGGTACTATAGTTATAGATTTCTTGAAAAATATTCTTTCAAGTTTATCCTTTAGTTTAAAAAACTTTTCTTTTCTTTTACTCATCTTCTTCTGGTGCTAGTTATGTTAATCTTATCTTGCATCATCTTCAAATTCTCTTCTTCTAGATATTGCCTCAGCTGATCTACATAAATGTCTCTTTCCCATGGCAGCATACTTTCAATATCAGACAAAGAATATTTATGGTGCTGCATCAATTGAAAGTTCAGTTGCATATGTGACATTAAGCTTATATCGCTGAGGCAAATATGAAAAAATCTTCTATCCCTGAAATTACTATGTTTCTGTCAGTACCATCTGATGTTGTATAACTGTATTCATACTCATAAGTTGGTATATTTTCAAAGAATTTAATTATATGATTGAATTCCTTTGTCGTCAGGTTCAAAATCATGTCTTTAATTTGTTCATGCTTGGAATGATCCATATCGATTACTTCACTCTCAGTTGTTATTTTAGTCAAGCATTTGACTGAAAGGTCGATTAAGTAATCGTAATCGATTTGTTTTTCACCTATTTCCGAGATATCTGAATATGAAGGACATCTAAAGTTTAAAATAATTTTGTCATTAATTTTGACTTTATTTGAAAAGTTTTCCAGACCCTTTATCTTGATATTGTTCAAATCAAAATTTAGGTCAATTTGCTCCCCAGTAAACGGACACACAAATTTTGCCCTAACGGTTTCACCGATTGATTTAATTCTTATCTGATTGAACAAATAATCCAATTCAAATGTAGAAAGATTGCTTGATCTTATATTATCGTAACATTCTTCGACAATTTCTTTCGCACAGTTTATTAGTTCTTCTTTAGAACCAAACTCCTGCACAGTTAACATTTTTTTTTCTTCTTTTACTAGAAATGGTCTAAACCATAAAGTTTGTTTTGTTATTGGATGTTGTATTGAGAACTTAGGTATTGAATTTTCTAAAATAGCCATTCATTTTCCTTATTAAAAATTTAAAGACGGTACATCTCCAGTGTTATAACTGGTATATGTGGTTTCATAACGAATTCTTCTTATAGCAAAATTTACAGTGAATACAGTATATCCAGAATTATCAGCCGCAAAATTTGTTGGGGTAATTAATAATGGATAGGTTTTTTCAAGTATTATAACTTGATTATTTTTGTAATTATTTGCGGTTTTTCCGACACCACCACGCTCAACAAATTCAATTTTTATATCTTTTAAGTAATCTAAAAAATTGTTGGCGTGTGAAGAAGCTGGTCTTCTGTCTGTTCTAGCTTCTGTTGTATTAATCATTTCAGACATCCATTGCTCAAATATTCTTCTTTCTTTCCAATCTTGATAAACTATAAAATTGGCAGAAAGTTCATTATATTCTCTTCTGAGTGGAAATGTAAACTCTTCACCGACATAAGAAAATGGAGTGTTTGTGAAATTAGTTCCTGGCAATAATATTGAATCTGGATAGCAAACAAATGGAGAACATACTCTAGTTATCTCTGGAACAATCATCCTATAGTGGGATGGATTTTGGGTAAAATTTCTTTTCTTTATATAATCTCTATATTCGTTTATACTTAGAGCCATTAAAATATTTCCTTTTCTGTCAATATTTTGAATTTTATATTATGTTTTTTACAAAAATCTTGAGCAGATCTCCACTTTTGTGCATTAATTTCATAAGTCAAAGACTCATTTAGAAAATTCTTTTTGCTCTTTTTTCCCTTTTCTGGTGGTTTTGTTTGTTTTTCTGGCTTTATTTCAACTAGCATTGTTTCAATCGTTCCATCTTTGTTCTTTTTTTCGATTATGAAGTCTGGTATATAATGATGTAATTGATTGTCAACTGGAGAAATATAAGGTATTTTAAATGGCTCAAAACTCCATCTTATAATATTCTTACTGGTATCCAAAAACTTACAAAATTTTCTTTCCCACAAAGATCTACAATTGATTTTTGTAGGATCTCCTTCGTATTTTGACAAATTTTGTGGAAAAAATTTATTCTTATAAGCCATTATATATATTTATTAGATGTCAGAAACACTATTCTCCCAACGAGGAAAATCCCCTAAAAATTTTTCTTTTGTCCCAAATCCTGTACTAAATTATGGAGGATCGGACAGAAATAGGGGTTTAGCATTAAAACTCGCCTGTAGCAACTTTGATGTAGTTGGTGAGGGTGCTGGTAGCAATTACGCCCAAATTGTTTCAACAAATCCATATTTTTGCACAACTGGTGCTCCTCTATTAGCTTCTTTTTCTATTCCAGCTCCAAAGGAAATATCTTATGGTGTTAATGTTGGATTTAAAGAAGAGAGCCATTTAGGTCAAAGCTGGTCAAACTGGTGGACAGGTTGGACAATTGGTGAACCAGATTCAACTTCTGGTAGAAGAGAATTAGATGCCAAAGAAAGTATGTTTGGTGGTGTTGAAAAGAGAAGAATGACATTTATAGTTACGATGGTAGCTGTAAATGAGGAAGAATCACAAAAAATAGCAACAATTGCAAATGCTCTAAATGGATACAGTTTACCTTATTATTCAGATGCTGGAGAGTGGAGTTTGGCTTTTGGACAACAAACTAGAGGGTGGTCGCCACCATTATGGAGAGTTGGAATTGGTCCAGAAAATTCAAACGATATGACAATATATCCAGAATGGACAGGACAAACTGTTTTAAGTGTTTTAAGTTCGGTATCAATCAATACTACAGCAGCAGGCTTTCCATATTCAATACAAAGTAATAAAGGTAAAGCTATTAGCAATCCCCTCTTTACAAGTATTAGCATGACATTCACGGATTACGAAGCGGTATACAGAAGTGAAAACGGTTACAACATCGTAATGAGAAGTGGAGCAATTGAAGGGCAGGGATATGGTGCATGATATATTTTAATAAATTTCCAAAATTATCATACAATTTTAACAATTCAGAAAAAGAAATAGTAGATATCTTTAGAAGAGTTGTTTTTAGCACAAAGACATTAAACAATAAAAAAATATTTTCAGACTATTATGTCACATCTGGTGAAACTTTAGATAGCATTGCTTATAATTTATACAATTCTTCAAATTATACCTGGATACTGATGTCTGCGAATAATCTTGCAAATCCACTAGAATTTCCACAAGGTGAAGAATATCTGCTAAAAAGCATAAGTGAGACATATACTGGTAAGGCTATTTACAGTAAAGTAAATTTAAAAGACATAGTAAAAGCTGGAGATGTTGTAGCAAAAGTTACTTTAAATGGTTCATATACAAATGCAAATACCATAATATCAACAACTGATGAACAAAATTATGCAATTGTCAGATCATATGACCCAATAATGAGAGTTTTATGGGTTGATAATATAGTTGGAACTCTTTCAGCTGACGATATACTTGGAATTTATAGATTGGGTTCTGATGGAGTTGTTGGTGATGTTAATTTTTCAATTATTTTAAATGAAGATGAAGCAATAACTCAAAGAAATTTTCTAAAAATAGAAAAAATATCAGATTATTCTAAAAGCGTTGTGCAGTTTACAGATGCAACTGGAAATTATTTTTCACCATATTATTACAACTCGACAAAAGAAGTTCCATCCAACGCTTTAGGAATTTATTCCAGTGCTGAATTTGATAAATTGACAATAAATGGAACAGCTCTTCAAAAATTTGTAGACGATGATACTCCATTACATTCAGGAACAATAACTCTTGAACAAAAAGTAATTCAAGATAACTCTAAATTTAGAATAATTAAAGTTCTAAATGGACAATATCTTAGTGTGGTTACTAGTAGATTATTCGAATTGCTCAGTAGCAATGAAAGAAAAACTTTAGTATTGGATTTAGAGGTTTGATATGGCAAAAGTTAGTACAAGATTTTCAGAATCATCAAGATTAAAAAGTGTAGTGATTGTTAAAAATGGTATTGAATTTGAAATATATCCATGGAAAAATAAAAAAGGAACTTCATCACTTAGACTTTTAAATATTCACGAATCGATACACTCAACTTTAATGGGTGGTTATATTGAGCTTAAAGATCATTATGATTGGTCTGGGGAATTGAATGTACATTCTTTTGAAAAACTAATAGTTTCTTTTTATACTAAATTTCCAAAAGTTCCTTTTTTATTAGACACAAAAACAATCGAATTCAATATTATAAGTGTTTCTCAAATTTCTGATAAACCTTCAAACTACACTGTTGATGGAAAGCAGGAATATAATGTAATTAGAATAGATTTTACAACAGATGATCCTCTTATCACATTGGATGAAGAAGATATTTTAAATTTTGAGGGAGATTTCGTCGGATATATTTCATTAGATCCAGAGAAGGCAGAAGAAAGTGAAATAAAGGGTTTAGTAAATGAAATATTCAATAAACTTCAAATAGAAGAATACGAAATTGAACCAACATTTAATGGAATATGGATTAAATCCAATGAGATTGCCTATCCTTGGTCTAAATCAAAAGGACAGTTAGATTTAGAAACTCTCTTCAATTACATAAAAAATTATGCAGTCTCTCAGAAAAATCCAAATGCTGTAAATTTCTTTCTATGGAGAGATACTGAAGGTTATCATTTCAGATCAGTTGAAGGTCTTATAGACGATCAAAAAGATGTAGAAAATGAAAAAATTTACTTCTTAAGAGAACCAACAATCGAAAATGCAGTTAGACAAGTTCTAGGAATGAATGAGGCTGATGTTTTACAATTAGCCACAAATAATACATTTCAATCCTATTACGAAAAAATTAGTCCAAACTATGACGACTATTATCTAGATTTTATTGATACATCTCTTGCATTCAAAACTGAGATAGTTGATTTTGATTACCATAGAGATTTTGGATTGTGGTCTAGTTTGAATGAGTATAAGATAATTCCAGATTCTCAAGAAACATCGATTCTCTCAAAAACAAAAAACAAACCAATTCAAACATTAAAAACTGATGATGAAATCTATGGATATTATACAGAAGGAAAGTTAAATACTCCCTATTATCAGTGGTGGGATTATATTGGAGCTTCGGCAAATTCTAAGTGGAATAATGTAAATTACATTCCGCAATATGACATGACTGAATTGGATCTTCCTACATTTCACACAATTCATAAAAAAATCAGAGAACCTCTAAAAGAAAAAAGATCTAAATTTTCTTATTTGAAAAATCTAAAAAGAAAATGGGAAGTTTATCGTTGTTCGGTTTGCTGTTTGGCGGATAGATTTGGTGGAATAAAAGATCAACAGGATATAGAAAGATTTCAATCAATCAGAAATCCAGGAAATGATCCAGAATTTAAAATTTTATTTGGTCCAACTGGAGTATTTGGTGATTTGGGTCAAGAGTATAGAATTGGTGCTGCTGGATCATTTACAGATGTTTATAATTATGACCCAGATGTTATAGAAAATAAAGGAATAACATTATCATATAATCTCAACTCTGCGCCATATAATCAGACAATAAAGCAATTCTACAATTTTGCAGATACATTTGATAATTATGAAAAACATATATTTGAAAATGGTTTCAAAACATATGATCTACTGATTGAAAAAAATAATAAAACTATAGCTGATTTGAATGAGTTTATAAATTCTTCAAATGGTTATATCTCTTTAAATGTAAATTATCATACATCTATATTATATGAAATAGAGGTTGGTGCTAATAATCCTCCAGATTTTCCACTCAATATACCAAATACTACACACGGCGTTCCAATGAATCCGCCATTTAGATTTGGATTTAATACAGATATACACCCCTGTGGATATAATAGCTATCCATCTTGGGTAGCACTTTGTTCAAAAATAAAATTTAATGTTTATAGCGTACAGGCAACTGGTGGTAGAGTATTTTTTAGAAGTCCATATGATTTTTATCGATATACAAATCATTTAGAAAATCCAATAGTAAATTTTTTAGAAAGTAAAAATGCTACAGAAAAACTATCCCAGGCTCTTGATGCTTCAACTCAGGATGGGTGCACCACTATATGGTGCACTGATTGTTTATCTGCAAATACATTAATAGTTAAAAGAAGAAAAGCTTTTAAAATAAGAGCAACATTATTAGAACAAAATAAATTAATAACTCACCTAAGAGATACACTGAGATCTAAATTCTACGAAAAGTGGAAATTGGCGAAAGAAGAGTATTTAAATAGAAAAGCTTTCTTTATCTCTAAAAGAGAAGATAAAATCGATAATGCTAAAAATATTGTTAATAGTAACAGTTTATACAATATTAAAAGTATAAAAAGAAAATCTATTCGTGGTTCTAGATATGAAATACTAGCCAGGAATAAAGGAATAACTGGAGCTGAAATTGGTCCATATTTATATCAAATATTTTTTGACGATGATTCCGATAGAGAATTAATTCCAGGACTTTTTAATCATCCCTATTATGATAAAAAATATAAAACAAATATTGGAACTTCAAGTTATAAGTCCGAAAGTGATGATAAAACATTAGGTTTGATTGATGACATTATTCCAGAAAATGATCCACCATTTACTGGAGTTTATGATCCTATAGTTGGATACGATTATAGCGGAAGTGATGAAGTTAATTCAGAATTGCTTGGTGGTGTATCTGAGCCTAATAAATTAAAAGGATTTATATCAGTATCGGATAAAGCAAGAAGATCAAACTATACAGATACAGCTATAAAAAGTGATTTTATTCAAAGAAGTTTAGAATTAACAAATAATACTTCTGGTTATGATGAAAGATATAATCTATATCACGAAAATTTAACTAATTTAAAACCACCAAGTATAATAAGAGAAGAAATATCATCTTATGTTAGAATAGAGTTTAAGGAACCTATAGGTCTTGAATCTATTGTAGATTTTCCAAATGGTTTTGTTAGAAATGCTGGATATGAATATTTTCTACCATATCTGGTTTCTTTAACATCTGGACCCAATGGTAGACAAACAATCAATCAAAATATTGTTGTAATTGGAATGGACCCATATGGTTTTGATGTTGCAATGAAAAGAATACCAGATGTAAAGCAAAATGGCGAATATTATTGGTGGTGGTCTGGTATAGAATCACCGCAGATGGATCTTTGGCCTGAAGTGGCTTTTGAAACTGAATATAATTATTATTCATGTCATAAAGAATCTGATGTTTCTGTTGGTGCAAAATATAATTCATCCCTAGATGGATCTCCATTAAGATTTTCTATAGAATTTGATTATAAAAGTCAAGACGATTATAAAGATTTTGCAAAACAAACAGTAAATGAAAATTTTACAATTTATGGTTCGATGGATGAAGCTTTAAAAAATAATAAAAAAGCTTCAGACTACTCACAAACTTTAGATAATCTTAATTACGCTTCCAATTATCTTTTAGATGTTAATAAATCGTTGAAGGCTTTTAGAAATTGGTGGTCATTTCATATACCATCAAATATAATAACAGTTCCATATTTTGATTCAGCAATATTTGATCCAGATGCAAGTTCACCTTATAGTAAGTTAAATCAAGGCATTTCTGTTATTACAAATAACACAACAAGTATGCCATCAGAAATTTCTTACAATACTCAATACAATTCTTATCTTTATTCAAATAAAAACTATTTAAGAAATATATCATCTTTAAGATCAGACATCAATAGATTTAAATCATATGAAGAAGTTGATACTAATAATTTTTATGAAAATTATATTGATTTAGATTACAGTTATCAAGATTCCGCCGAAATTATAACAAATATGGAAGCTCAGGGTGTTGTTTATATAATCCCAAACAGCTACTATGAGGAAAAAATAAGCGTATTTAAATCAAATGATATTTTTAGAGAACTTCATCCAGATATAAAAGCTTATTTTGGACGAATTACAAATTGGTGGTTATCTGGAGATCATATAATCTACAGACCTGGACTTATGAGTCAGGATGTTTGGAAATACGATCTTTCTGGATATTCTGAGTATGGAATGATTTTCCCACCAACTACAAAGAATCATCCTGATATTTTTGATAATAACTTTGCTGGTCAATTTGTAGTCTTTACAAGATCCACCAATTTCTGCGATAGACTTGATTTTAAGTGTTTGAATCCAAAGGCTCCTGTTACTACTGCTGGATGTACAGCTGGTGATCCATATTGCAACTGTCCAGCAAGAAATCGACAACCAAATGAACCAGAACCGTCATATATTGAACTCTATAAAGCAGAGCAAGAGATCAAAGAATGTGTTTTGATTGAAGAAAATCTTGGCCCAGAATGGTTGGGTTGTGTCTGGTCGGATTCAGAAAATACAGCAAGTTGCAATTGCCCAGAAATAGGGGATAGATTTATGGATTATCTCGAATACTCAAGAACCTATGCAACTTTCTGGAATACTCCAAAAATGACTCCGTTGATGAGAAATTCTCAGATGAATTTATTATTTGGGCAATATATTCAGCTAATAATAGGAAGAAATGACAATATTAAGATAGGTTCGATTGTTGAATTAATGGATGTAAACGACACCCAGCTATTTGTGAGTCCTTATAGAAGGTATTATGGAAAATGGCTAGTAACTGAAATATTCTTCAATTTCCAAGAAGGTATCAAAGAATATATGACGGTAGTTCTCCATAGAGATAGTTTTGCAAAAGATCCAAATGTTTCATCTCAACCATTTTATGTAAGAAAACTATTAATTTAATTAATAAATAAAAATATGAAACTAGTAAAAAATGTTTACTCAGACATTCCAATGTTTATCGAACCAAATCCGTTCGATAAGGATATGCCTCTAAAAAAGGATGGCAATGCTATACAGGAGTCTATTAGAAACATTATATTGACAAATAATGGAGAAAGACCTTTTGAATTTAATTTTGGAACTCCAACTTCCTCAAATATATTTGAAAATCCAGACAGCGATGAATTTAATCTCGGAGTAAATATTACATACAATGTAGTATTATTTGAACCAAGAGCCAGAGATGTAGTAATAAAATACGAATATAAAGACAAAACACTAGATGTGGATATAAATTATTTTATTCCAAATATCAATCAACCTGGTAGAATAACCATGGTATTAGAAAGAACCAGATAATGGCAAATAATAACGAAATCAATTTGGGTAGTTTAGATTATATTGAAATAAAAAGAAATCTACTAAATTATCTACAAAATCAAGATGAGATAAAAGATTTTAATTATGCTGGTTCAGTCATGAACAGTGTTGTTAGCTTACTGGCATACAATACTCTTTATTATGCTATGTATTCAAATGTCTTAGCAAATGAAATGTTTTTAGATTCAGCACAGAGAGAAGAATCTGT